GCTAAATTTTCCGTAAAAGTAAAATTACCATCAGCGTCCTCAGTAAATAAACCGCTATTATAAACGGAGGCTCTGCCAGTATCTACATACAACTGCCGGATGGCTCGTATTACCATTTTAGTGTAGTCATTATCCATCAAGGGCAGCGGAGTTTTTTGCCAACCCGTATTGTCTTTCAGCTCTTGAACGAGCTCTGCCAAACCTGTTGCCATACTGTCGCCTCCTAGTTGATTTCTTATTCGTTGTCGAGAATGTCGTTGTGAGGCATCTTGGCGTTAAGAACCTTCAGTTTGGATGCTGTCAGGTCCATTGTTTTAGCCACGCAACTAATAGCATCCAGCTCTGCCGCATCGTTGATGTCAGCAAGCCATGCTTCGATCTTCTTTGGAGACTGCTTCAGCATTGCGACAATCGTCTCGTCGTCCAGGTGCTGCGGTTCATCCTCGTTGACATATAGTCCAAGCTTGTCAAGAGGCACTTCGTTGCCCTGATTGTCGTATGGTACAAGCATGCGTTTAGAGAAGAACTTGTTTACGGTACAGATACTTTCAACATACGCAATGTCGTCTGCGGTCAGCATCTGAAAGCTGCCTGCAGCGATCATGACGCTGAGTCCATTGGTAAGCTTTACGCCGATGTCGTATCGGCACATATTTTTAACGCGATAGCGAATATCACTCATAATTCCTTCAACCTTCCTTAATCAAAAAATAGGGTAGAGGCTGCTATTCAGCAGCCTCTTGCCCCAAAAAACAAAAAAGGCTTAATTAGCCAATCAGATAACCACCGATGGTCGGCAGCTTGCCGGTAACGAAAGCTGCACCAAACCACTGATCGAGGCGAACCTCGAAAACCAGATCGTTGATGTCCTGCGCTTCCATAGAAGAGATGCCACCCTCGTTAACAACCTTCAGGTTACGGTTGTCAGAGCTCATGTTGCCCGGAACGATGTACAGCCAGTTCGGATTCAGAATTGGCGTAGTGGAGCCTTCCTCGTACGCGTTGGCCAGAGCGATAACGTTGCAGCCATTATACTTACCGATGAAGCCGTTCTCGTTAAACTCGTTGATCATGTTGTCGCTGTGCTGGGTCAGGCTGTTGCCCATCTCCATGCCGACAAGGCCAGCCATCTTGCTGACAGCCTCGATGTCGCCAATGATGCTGACCGGGCCAAGGCGACGGAAGTAAGCGATAATCTTGTCGAGAACCGTCTTGTCAACGCCGGTGCCGGTGCCATAGAACGGAGACGCAAAGTTCTGAACAGCAGCGTGCAGAACCTGCTCAACCTTCTTGATCTTCTTGTTGGTCATTTCGCGGTTGGCTTCACGAATCAGATCAGCCATCTTCACGCGACCGGTGCGCAGATCCATAACGTTGATAGCCGGACGAGCAGAGATCTCCTCGGTGTCAACGAGAATCTGCTTGCCAGACACGAAGCTGCGCGGAGTGGTGGAACCCTTAGCCTGGAAGTAGGCCTTGATGCCGCCGGTACGAACATTGAAAGCAGCCTTGTCGCCATAGCCAATGTTCTTCTGATCAGCAACGACGTTCAGGAAATCCAGAGCGCCTTGCTGCATTTCATTAACGGTGTAACCGATAACCTGAGCAATCTCGTGACGATTCGCCGGGGACATGTCCTCAGACAGCTCAGCAATAATCTGAGCAGCCTCTTCAGCCTGATCGGCGGCAACGTCCTGATAACGAGCCTGAGCAGCAAGAACCTTAATGAGCTTGCTGTCCTTATTTACTTTAATAGCCATTGTACTTCACCTCGTTTTCTTTCGTTTAGCCGACGAGGCCGGTAGCCAGCACGCCATACTGGGTGCCAACGGTCAAATCGCCAGCGGTAACAACGAATTCCTCGCCGACGTGCAGCGGATGAGCGCGAAGCAGAGCACCAGCCTTGGTAGAATAACGGGTTGCGTCATACTCAGCGGAATCGTTGATGTCAGCCTGGTTATCAACCAGGTAATAGAGCTTGGCAAGGTTAATAGCGACCATACGATAAGCCTTCATGCCGTCGTAAATGGTGGTAACTTCCTTGCACAGGAACTTAGAGTTTGTATCGGCTTCCGGCAGCACAAGCTTCGTACCGGTAGCATCCAGAACGACCAGAGTGCCGTTCTCAATTGCAGCCGCAGCGCCGTTGGCGTATTCGCCCTCGTAGACGTTGTGGGTCTGCTTGGTCATGTATCCAGCCATGAATATCACCTCATGATGTATTTTTTAATTACGCGCGATCAAGCAAGCTATACTTGTGCGCTGGTTTCTCTTCTTTTTCAAGCAGAGTGTATTTCTTTGGTGCAGAGATGGAAGCCATAAACGGATTCATCAGCGGCGTGTTATCTGCATCGCCGGTGACGCTCTCTGCGATAACCGTTTCTGTTTCATTATTCTCAGACAGAATTTCTTCTGCGATAACCGCAGCAGCATCGTCAGGAATTGTTCTCAGTTCAGCAATCTCTTTGCGAAGTGCTTCGATAGAATCTCGCATCTCAGCAATGAGAACGGCCCAATTCGTCGCTTCAGCAACAGCCGTTTCTGCACACTGCTCTTCGTCTTCGTTGTTCTCAGAAGCATTCTCCGTACTTTCTGCGATGACTTCATTGTCGTCGTCATTCTGATCATCAGAATCCGTATCGGTAGAATCTTCGTCGTCAACATCGTTTTCGTCGTCGTGTGCCTCATCCTCAGCGATAGTGACAGGAGTGCGTGAAGTAGTCTCAACAACAACCCGCTCTTCAATCTCTTCGCCTGTGTCAACGTTATATGCTCGAACGTTGTCGATTTCCACGTGTTCCTGAGTTACGTAAATTGTTTCAGCGGTTTCGGTTTCAGCAACCTCGACCTCCGCAATCTCCGCTTCAGCAACAACGCTTTCATTTGTTTCAACATTCTCAGCCGTCTCAGATTCGGCAATCATGATTTCTTCATCTGCCATGTTCTCATCTCCTTTGCCTAAACATTCAGCAATAAGCTCTTGGGCTACAGCAGTCTCGCAAGCCGGAAAAGTGACAACACATTCGCCTTCCCAATAATTACCCGCAGCCGCATCAATAACCATAGTGCCGTCAGCGTCTTCCTCGTATGTGCTGCAGTTCACTTCAAAACTGAACTTTAGCGCGTTGTCCGTGAAGAGATCGCTTAGCGCTTTACACAATGCTTTATTGCGTTTGGGAACACGAGCGTATCCAACCAGATACTTATTGTCGCCGTCTTCTTCTTTTTCAAAGCGATAGAAGGCGCCAATTTGCGTGCTGTGGAATTCGCCGGTGCGTGCGTTATACATGTGTCCAACAGTCCTATTGGCAATCAGTCCTCTGATATCCGCATACAGCGGATGACAAACATACTTGGCCTCGTTCTCGACAATTTCATCAAGAAAAGCTTCAGTAACTCGAACTCCATTAAGATTTGCCCGGAGATCGAACAACCTGGCTTTAAGCGTCAGGTATATGTCTGAGGACTGCAGCTCGGAGATGACAGCAGATGCGAGCACCTTTTTAGGGCAAGTCTCGGTATGCATATACATTTCTCCTCAGTGCGCCGCTGCATATAGTGGTAGGAGACAATATATGCCGCAGGCAAATCTATGAAAAACAGGCTTGCGCCCGATTTCACCAAAAAATAAAGCGGCATGCGGTCTGTGCTGCCGAAGCAGTCACAGCCGCATAGCCTGTCATTAACCGGTTTCCTGTGTCGGTCGTCACATCTTCACATCGGCTTCTTTAACGTCGGGCCGAATAACGACAAACGATTACTCGCTGTTTACACCTTCAGCCGCGTCTTTTGCCTGTTTGCTGCGCTCAGCGTTGTCTGGGTCGCTGTGCCGCTCGTCATTGTCCATCTTTGGGCGTCCAACTTTATTACCGTCTTCTGTAACAGAAGATTCTTCGCTGGAGGCAGCAGCTTGCTGCATCTGACGAGGCATCAGAATTTCATCAGTGCCATCGCTTTGCTCAGTTTCGCGGCGTTCCTTTTCCTTAGAAAGATTAAAACCGCTCATTTCCATCAGCGTTCTGGTGGATACCAGTCCTTGCTGCCAAAGCTTTTCGCAGCTCTCGCGGAACGCCTTGTCTCCATTCATATCCATCGGAATGAAATGGAACTCAGGAATGTCTTTGAGATTATTTGTGCGAACAAGCTTCAAATCTTCGACAAGACGCTGATTGACTTTATTCATAAACTGCTCAAACTCAGTGCGAG